AACGAAGAAGCTCGGATTCAGTCGGAGTTTTTCAATAAGGTTCCTTTATTCTTCCCGAACCTACCGGATCGGCTCCTTTTTGCAGTCCCGAACGGTGGTAGCCGGCATAAAATAGAAGCGGCTAATATGAAGCGCCAAGGCGTTAAACGAGGTGTAGCTGATGTGATCCTTCAGATACCGAAAAAGGGGTATGCTTCCCTTTGTTTGGAGTTCAAGACATCGACGGGAAAACAATCTCCCGATCAAAAAGAATACCAACGCCAAGTTGAAATGGCAGGTAGTAAGTATGTGATTGTTCGGAGCGTGGAACAGGCTATCAGGGAACTGCAACTGTATCTGGGTTAATAGATTTCCCCTGTTATATTTTAGAATAAAAGTTATGGCTGAATTGAAGTATGATCCCCGGAATTATCGCATCCACACAGATAAGAACAAGAGATTGATTCGTAAAAGTTTGGAGGATTGTGGAGCGGGGCGTTCTATCCTTTTCGATAAGGATGATTGCATCATTGCAGGGAACGGAGTGTACGAGCAAGCGCTGGAATTAGGCTTACCGGTTCGAATTGTGGAGTCTGATGGTACGGAATTGATTGCTATCAAGCGTACAGATCTCTCAACTGAGGATTCTCGGCGTAAGGCGCTTGCCCTAGCTGACAATTATACCTCTGATACGTCTGTATTTGACTTTGACGCGATCGTTGAAGATTTCAGTGCAGACGAGTTGGATGCTTGGGAATTTAAAATCGATGATCTGAATATTGATGATATCTCCATCGACGATGTGAAGCCGGACAAGGGGCGTGTCGGCAGCTTGAAAGAACGTTTCATTATTCCTCCTTTCTCAGTACTTGACTCTAAACTTGGAAACTGGCAAGACCGGAAACGTGCCTGGCTTGATCTTGGTATAAAGAGTGATGATGGCCGGGAGAAGGAGATTACATTTAGCCGATCAGCGCAACCACCCCGAGTATACGAAGCCCGTAACGTAATTCGTGAAAAAACAGGTGCCGATCCGTCGTGGGACGAATTGCAGAAGTATTGCCGGGATCATGGTATCCCGTTTATGAATGGAACCTCGATCTTTGACCCGGTACTGTGCGAGCTGGCCTATCGGTGGTTTAATATTCCCAATGGTTGTATCCTGGACCCATTTGCTGGTGGCTCCGTTCGTGGTATTGTTGCATCTATGTTGGATATGACTTATTTTGGTGTTGATCTAAGGCCGGAACAGGTCGAAGCCAACTGTAAAAACGCAGTTGAAGTATTAGGGGAGGAGTTCGGCGGGAAAGGCGGTCATAAATTTGCTCCTCTGTGGCTTTGTGGAGATAGTGTAGAGATAGATGCCCTGGCAGAAGGTTATGAGGCAGACTTGGTTTTTAGTTGTCCTCCGTATGCGGACCTAGAAGTGTATAGTGACGATCCGGCAGACCTATCGACGATGGATTATCCTGAATTCCTGCAAGCGTATAAAGCAATCATCTGGAAGAGTTGTTCACTGTTGAAGCTTAATCGATTCGCCGTGTTTGTAGTAGGAGAGGTTCGCGATAAGAGTGGTGTGTATCGGAGTTTTGTTCCTGATACGATCGCTGCGTTTCAGGAAGCAGGCTTGCATTATTACAATGAGATGATACTGGTTAACAACATAGGTAGTCTGGCTATGAGAGCCGGAAAGCAGTTTAGTAATAGCCGAAAGATTGGTAAGCAGCATCAAAATGTGCTTGTATTCTATAAAGGGGATCTGAGTAAGATTAAGGAAAATTTTCCCGAACTTGATTTCTCGAATGATGATTTGTTTAAGGAAGATTGATAAATTTGGCGAATAACTAGAGAAAAGGATATTCGCCATGAAAATAAAATTATGTATGATTTATCGTGAGGTTTTAGCGAAGAGATTAGAACGTAAACGCAAGCAGTTTATGGAATTGGAGAGACAGATAAATAGTGAAGGTGTTTCTTCATCGGTGGATAAGCGCAAATATATTGAGTTGAAAGCTATCGTGAATGAATTGGAGAATTGCCTTGATATGGCGGATTCTATGTTTAAATTTAGTAAGGAAGAAAAAGGAGAGTAGTATTTAATGGCAAAGTATAGTCAAAAATTGGTGGATCGAATTTGTTCTCTTATTCGGGAGGATAGCTATACTATTGCCGAGATTTGTGATTTGGTCGGTATAAACAAGGATACTTACTATACTTGGATGAAAACAAAATCCGACTTTTCCGACTCTATAAAAAAAGCGGAAAACGCACGGATGCAATTCTTTGTTGCCGAGGCCCAGAAGTCTTTATTAAAGAAGATTCAAGGTTATGAGGTGGAAGAGTCGAAGATCACGTATGTCGATAGTGGTAAACCTGTGGTTGATGAGAATGGAAAAGAGAAACAGAAACCTAAGATCAAAGAGAAAACTATAGTCAAGAAGCATATCCAGCCGGATACCGCTGCTATTATTTTCACCTTGACAAATGGTAATCCAGATCGTTGGAAAAACAGGCAGGATTCTAACATTAGTGGGCTTACTCCCGTAAGTAAGTTTGAGGGGATGACCGATGAGCAATTAGAGGATTTTATCTATGGAGAAAAACAGAAGAGAGATATTGTTGTTGATGGCAGAGGCGGCGGATGTGCTGAGACGCCGGAAAGCGAAAAATGATTTTTGGTCATATTGTTTATATTATGACCCGAAATTCTTTTCCAGACGCTTATTTTTGAAACATGTGGCGGACGCTTTTACTCGTGTGTATGATTCTTATCAAGATGGTGTTATTCGCAGGTTGGCCGTTTCCATGCCGCCACGTGCCGGTAAGTCCTATATATCCTCGTTGTTCATCGCTTGGATGCTCGGTCACTTCCCTGAAGAGTCGGTCATGCGCAACTGCTGTTCCGATACGCTGTATAACAAGCTGTCGTATGACACGCGCGATATTGTCCGCTCTTCCCGGTTCAAAGAGATATTCCCGGATGTGCAATTGCGAGGGGATAAGCAGAACGTTCATGGTTGGAGTTTGGACACTGCCCGGCAGGTAAGTTACTTCGGGGCTGGTGTAGGCGGTACGGTAATCGGTTTCGGTGCGTCCATGCTCGCCATGACGGATGACTTGTATAAGAGTTTGGAAGATGCGCTGTCTGACACCAATAACGAAAAGGTCTGGTCGTGGAAGCAGGGAACGCATGATTCCCGTATCGAAGGAAATTGTAGTTCTATCGACATCGGTACCCGCTGGTCTGCCACTGACGTGCTCGGCCGTATGGAGGAGATGGGAAAGTATGACGAGATCATTCGTATCGCCGCCTTGGATGAGAACGACCGTTCTTTTTGTGAGGAGGTACATACGACAGAGTATTATCACGAATTGCGTGAGGAAACGGACGATTCCATTTGGTGTGCCGAGTATATGCAAGATCCAATCGAGGCAATCGGGTTGTTGTTCCCGAAATCGGAGCTTAACCGATTTAAATTGGCTGATATTGAGGGCAAGCAACCGGACGGTGTTATCGGAGCTACCGATGTGGCTGACGAGGGAGACGATGATTTCTGTGCTCCGATTGCCAAGGTATTCGGTACGAAGTATTTCATTACCGATGTGCTGTTTACGAAAGATAATGTCGAGATCACCGAACCGAAGTTGGTTTCCTTGATCCTTGATACTCGTTGCGACAATATGCGTATCGAGAGTAACAACGGTGGTCGCATATTCGCTCTCAATGTTCGTAAGGCGGTAAAGGCAAAGAACGAGAAATGTATCATTCAAGCGAAACCTACAACGGCCAATAAGGATACACGTATCTTGTTGAAGTCTGGTTGGATTAAGAAGCATTGTTATTTCTTGGAAGAAAGCGAGTATAAGAAAGGTTCGGATTACGACCGGTTTATGAAAGCTTTGACCAGCTATAAGAAAGAGGGTGGTAACAAGCATGATGATGCGCCGGATGGTATGACGATCCTTGCCGAGAATGTAGAGTTTATTGGGTTGTGCAAGGCTAACTCTGTACGTCGGGTAGCAAGAGGGCGATAAGTGGTAAAATGAAAGTGTTTTTTCGATATTTGTGACACGTGTTAGATAAAATCCCGATATTTTTCTGCCACATACTTGCGTTTTGATATGTGTTCTCGGTTTTTATATTTCAAAGTGAACTTGTTTAGACTGGCCGTATTGACAGCGAAAAAACATTTGCTTTTATATTTTAGCATAAAACAATTATGCCAAGTATAAGCGAAATCCTTGCGAATGAAGACTTCGGACAGGTAGTCAGTACGTTATGTGTCGATACGATTGAATACCGGGAACCAAGAGAATATTACAGAGAATACCACGGTGAGCGCCGGCGACGTAAAACCTCTGTCGGCTGGCGTGAACCGAAACGACTGGCGGTTTATTCGGAGACATTGAAGGATAAGAATGGGGCACCGTTACGATTGGAAGACAAGATTGTCGATGTGGCACGTATCGTTACCAACTTCCCGAAAAAGGTGGTGCGTACCTCTGTCGCCTTCTTGTTTGGCGGGCAAATGACGATTACGGGAACAGATCAGAACGATGGTTTCCAAGAGTTCAAACGTGTATGGGAACGCCGATTGAGAATGCAATCCGTCTTGAAGTCGTTCGCCCGTAAGGTGCTTTCTGAAAGTAAGGCTGCTCTTGTATTCTATCCGTGTACTTTCAAAGGATTAGACGGCAAATTGATTACGGAGTTAAAAGTAAAAACACTTTCTGTTCCCCGTAATGAAAATACTTTCTCTGAATTTTATCCCCATTTCGACGATAACGATGATATGGATGCCTTTATCCATCGTTACCAAGTGAACTCTAATGGTATGATCCGGAACAGCTGCACGATTTGGATGGCGGATAAGATTATTACGGCTATCGATGAAATGGGTGGCTGGGCGATAAAAGAGGTTCCCAATCTATTTGGGAAGATTCCGGTTGTGTATGCCGATGTATTCCAACCTGAATGGGACGAAGTAGCCGGCATTATGGATGCACGGGAAATGCGTTTGTCCCGTATGGCTGATACGAACGACTACTTTGCGGAACCGATCTTGAAAACGTATGGCAATTCGGATTTACCCTCTAAGGAAACAACCGGGAAAGATATCAACTTCCCAATCACAGTCGATGAAGTGTCCGGCAAGGAGTATCATGGAGATGCGGACTATCTGACGTGGACCGGTTCCCAGCCATCTGTGGACAAAGAATTGGAAGAAACGAAGAGTGAACAGCTTGCCGGGACATCCACGCCGGATCTTTCTTTTAACAATTTGAAAGGTATCGGCAACCTGTCCGGTGTTGCCCGTAGATTCATGCTGATGGATACCACTATCAAGGCGAGTGAGAACATGGAAACATTCGGTCCGGTCGTACAACGTTGTGTGTCGGTCGTGTTGGCCGGGATATGCAATATTACCAACATCAAGTATCGTTCTCAATTGGTGAACAACCTGATCGATGTGGAATTTGGTTCTATTTTGCCGGAAGATCTGTCCGAGACGTTGCAAACTCTGTCCCTTGCCAATGGAGGTAAACCGATCAACGCTCAACGCACGGTTACGGCTCATTCTCCTTTGACGGAAGACTTGGATGAAGAAATGAAGCTGATGGAGGAAGAGGAAGATACAGCAGCGCAACGCAATAAGATGATCGGCTTAACAATGGGATATGGAGAATGAAAGAACTATCATTTCATGAGCGACAATTCCTGCAATGTCTGTTCCGGCAACAAGGTAGCATAAAGTATTCGTTTGACGAGTTTGTCCGTAGGATAGGACCTCTTTTGGCTAAATGGTCGGATCATGGAGGTGACCGTGTATGGATAGGCAACGCTACCATAGAGAAGCAAATCGAACGTCTGTTGGATGACCTGCATACGCAGCTCGTAAGCAATATATCCAATACGGTTACCGATGTATGGAATTTAGGCAATAGGAAAGCGGATGAACTGGTAACAGGTTATATCAAGGATATGGCCATATCCAGAACGTTGAAGGATAAGATGTTTTCCAGAAGTGCAGATGCGCTGAATACCCTGTTGAAACGTAAGGATGAATTTGGTAAAACCATATCCTCCCGTGTCTGGGATATAACGGACGGAGCTAAGGATAATTTGGAATATTATCTTTCTTCGGGTTTGTCCTCTGGTCGTCCGGCAGCGTTGATCAGCCAAGATATACGGCAATTACTAAACGAACCCAACCGTCGTTTCCGCCGTGTAAGGGACGCAAATGGCAAATTGGTCCCATCCCAGCCGATGAAAGATTATCATCCGGGGCAGGGTGTTTATCGCTCGTCTTATAAAAATGCTCTTCGCTTGGCTGCGACGGAAACAAATAAAGCGTTTCGTACTGCCGACTACGAGCGTTGGCAGAATATGGATTTTGTGACTGGTATAGAGGTGGAGCGTTCGCCGACGAATCACGGGCCGTGTCCTGTGTGTGATGCCAAGGCTGGCAAATATCCGAAAGATTTCAAGTTTACCGGATGGCATCCGCACTGTATATGTGTGGCTACACCGATTATGATGGATCATGAGGAGTTCGCTGAATGGTTGCTTCATTAAAGAAAATGAGGGCAACGGGGATTCTGTAGTAAAGTGGCAGTTTACAGAATACACCCGATGCCCTCTAAATTGTTTACTCAATTGCCACGTAATATCTCTATTATACTTTCGCTTTTTGTGCCTGTAGTTTCGAATTTAACTTCTCAGCCTCCTTTTGCATGTTCTCGGAAGCGTGCTTGATGTAGTATAGCATTCCTTCGGTTCTTCCTATCTCTCGACCGGAATTGAATGCGGCTTGCAGTTCTGGAGTGGAGTACTTGCCCATTTCGGAGGGTTGGGCCGTCCTTTTGCCGTTACTATTGTTGGCGGCATTGGATTTGTTGGAATTGATAGACATAATAAATATAATTAAAAAGGTATTTGTGCCTTTCCTGCTGTCTATCACATTCCAACGGATGCTGTGGTTCTATTACGGTTCCACACAGGGGTACACAAATACCTAATGTTATTATACAATTAATGTACGGGCATAAAATATGCTCGGCTTTGTTTATGCGAGCGAATTTTACCCGCATCCGTTAGTTAAATATGATAGACATCGCAAATATGAGGACTTGTTTTTGAATATACAAATATTTCTTTGTTATTTTGTAGTTGCAACTGTTGATGGACTCGACTTTCTCACCGGAGGTTGCTATCATCAAGATAATTAAAAAAGAGAGGTTAGAAATCTCCGTGAGGGAGGTTTACTCTCCGTCATCAAGATAGGATAGTTATTAATTTGATTATTCTAAATAATATGGAAACATTAGTTTCTTTTATTTTGTCAATAGCAGAATCGGTTATTGCACATTATATTATAAAGATGATAGATAAATATCTTGTAGATAAATAAAAACTGAAAAGTTTTAGCCTGTGGACGTGTCCACGGGCTTTTTTTATGCACGAAACTTTCTTCCCCTCCCTTATATTTTAAACAGAAAACTCTTATGACAATTTTAGATTTAATCAAGGCGGCATGTAAGACAAAAGGCGTGCCGGAGAAGTATGTGGAACGTATTCAGAAAACGTTCAAGATTGAGAAAGCCGAGGGGATGGAGGCTTTCGTGGACCTGTTCAAGGATAATATTCTTCCGGCAATCCAAGAAGCGGAGAATGAAGCTAAGACTACGGCTGAAACGGCCGCTGTCGCCGCTTATGAAGCCAAGCATGGGTTGAAGGATGGTAAACCTGTAGAAGATCTGGATAAGAACAAGAAAACGGAAGAAGAGCTGTTGAAGGATCTTAGCCCGGAACTGAAAGCTTATCTGGAAAGTATGAGGAAGAGCGTCGATGATATGGCTAAGAAGGTGGGCGATTCCATTACCAACTCGGCAAACGAGGCTAAGAAAGAAACAGTCCGTAAGCAGTTGAAGGATGCCGGTCTTCCGGATAACTGGCTGGGACGTGTGGACTTGGCTTCGGAAACCTCTATCGAGGATCAAATCAAGGCGCTTTCCGAAGAGTTTACCGGAATCCAGCAAAAGGCGATCGATGATGCCGTGGCCCGTGGTGATTACGCTCCCGGTTCCGTGAATCTTCCGGAGCGTTCCGAGGCGGATTGGGCGAAGCTGATGGATCAGGATGCCGACAAGAGTGCGAATAATCCCGGTGTGGTGAACCTGGGTATTGAATAATCCAAGAAAAGTGTAACGTTATGTACAGAAAAAGAGAAAGAGAATTCCAGTATCCTCCCGGAATTGAAAAGATTATTGAGGATGTGATCGGCGGTGGGACGATTGACCGCCGGGATTTGCGGAACGCTTTGTTCAATGGCAAGTCGTTGGACGAGCTTCCTCCGATCGTGATCGTGGTGAAAGATCCGGAAACGGGATTGTATCATGTGTTGAAAACAGCGTTGGTTTCAGAAGCGGCCGCTGCCGATGCGACAGCGTATAAGGTAGCCAAGAACCATCTGTTTGGTGTGGGTGACTTCGTGACGATTGGTGGAGCTTTGACAGGCGCGTCCGATAAGATCACGGCTATTGATAAGAGTAATGCGGAGTTTGATACGATCACGTTGGAAGCGACTATCGGTGCTGCCGCAAAAGGTCAGGTATTGGTTCAGGCTAAAGACAAACAGGCTGCGAAAGCCGCCAAGTTGCCTTATGATGGCGAATTGGTTGTCACGATGAATAAAGTCGACTTGACTGTAGCCAACCAGCAGTCCGGGTTACTGGTAAGAGGTACGGTAAACGAATCCTGTATGCCGTTCCCGGTAGATAAGGACTTGAAGGCATTAATGTCGTTTATCCGTTTTGTGTAATCCATTAAAATCAGATATATGGAAAGAAGTTTAATTAAGCAAGTGAATAAAAAGAACATGGCGGCCCGTTTGAATACCCGTCATGTGAAACCGGTTGTCTTCCCGAACTTCTTCGGGGTGAAAAGAAAGACCTCGTTGAAGTGGGAGACTCTGACCGGTGAGAAAGGCGCTCCGGTAATGGCAGACGTGATCTCTTTCGACGCTTCCGCACCGCAGAAGACCCGTGAGGTGATCAGCAAGCTGTCCGGCGATATCCCGAAGACAGCCGTCAAGCGTGGCATGAACGAGAGCGATTACAACGAGTATAAGCAATTGGAACGTGACGCGCAAGGTGACGCGGACCAGTTGGCATTGTTGAATCTGGGTTTCAAGGATCAGGATTTCGTGTATAACTCCGTTCGTGCCCGTTTCGAATGGTGGTGTATGCAGCTCATGAGCCGTGCGGGTTTCCATTTGTCGGCAAAGAACAATGGCGGTGTCGTTACGGCTGAGTTTGTCGGTTGCGGTATGCCGAAGAAGAACCAGCGTAAATCTACTACGGACTGGAGTAACGCTACAACGGCCAATGGATTGCAGGATATTGAGGATACGGTTGTGGCCGCTTCTGCCGAAGGGGTGACGATCCGTTACGTTGTAATGCATGTGGCTGATTTCTCTTTGCTAAAGAAACAGAAATCCACGTTCGACACGTTAAAGGCATGGGTTAATTCGTCCTCCAAGATATTGGTGACAAAGAATCTCATCAACGAGTATCTGGCCGAGCAGGAGATCCCGGTGAAGATCATTACCGTGAACCCGGCTGTCCGTATCGAGGATAGTGCCCATCGTCGTAAGACGATCAATCCTTGGGAGCGTAAGCGTGTATGCTTCTTGGAGGATTTGAAGGTGGGCGACATTCAGCATGGGCCGATCGCCGCCGAGTCTTCCGCTACCTTGCAGAAAATCGCTCTCATGGTTAAGCAGGATTGGATCTTGGTAACCAAATGGTCTGAGCTGGAACCGTTCAAGGAATGGACGAAAGCGGAAGCGAACGCTATTCCTGTCGTGAATGATCCGGATGCCATGTTCATCATGAAAGTGGATGGGAAGGATTGGAACGCTTCCGAGGATACCGAGGGTACGGATGATATCCCGGCGACATTCTTGGGTGAAACCGTCGAACCGGAGGATCAAACGATTCAGGATACTGAAAACGGAGAATAACAATCATGGCTAAGACGATTCGAGATACGATACTCGCTTATCCCGGTTTCACTGACTGTGAAGATTTTTTGGATAACGTCGTTTTGCCGGGACGCGGTTTTGAAGGTACAGAAGATAGTAAGACGATCGATATCCAAAAACAAAAGCTGGTGGCCGCCGACCTTTATTCCATGGTCGGCGGTCTGCCGGACTTCACGGAAAACAAGCTCTCTATCACGTATCCCCGTGCATGGTATGACGCTACGGCGAAACGACTATACCGGGAGGGAGGAGAACCGGAGAAAGCGGAATTGATAGGCAATAAGATCGAGGTACCCAAAGGAAGGGCGAGAAACAGATGGTAAAGCGATATTCACATACTGCGATAGTGACGATTCAATCCTGCCAATTAGTCAAAGGGGAATTGGTTGCCGGTAAACCGACGGAAATAGAGGTCACTGGGCAATACTACCCGTCCAATAGTGGACAGCAGTTGAAGCGGAACGTAGATGGAAGAGAGTTCATCGTGCATGGTGAGTTTTCGACCAAAGCCCGTCCTGTGGAAAACGCGAAGCATATCCGGATTGATAGTATCGCTCTCGATGTGGATATCATTAGCTGGGAACCGTTTCAGACTCACTCTGTAATCTATGTGTAGCTTATGGCAAGGAAAGGTGGTTTGACTCCAATGTGGAGTGATAGGGAAGTAGGGCGTTGGTTCGATTACTATGTGGATCGGGCGGAAGAGCGGATATACAAGTTATTGCAACGTGCCGGGGAAGAGTTCGTGAAGATCGCTCGAAAAAAAGGGAACTATCAGAATCATACCGGCAATCTTCGTAGTTCAATCGGCTATGTGATCGTTAAGGATGGCGATATATTGACCGAGAACTACGAGTTGTCAGATGAGAAAGGTACCGATAAACATACGGGATTGAGAGAGGCTAAAAGGCTCGTATCAGAATTACTACCCCTTTATAAGAATGGCTGGGTATTGATTGGTGTAGCCGCTATGCCTTATGCCAAGTATGTGGAAGCAATCGAAAATCTGGATGTTATCTCCGTTGCCACGGAACATGCCGAGGATTGGATCAAAAAACAGAGTCGAACGTTATTTGATAAACTCGCTGAGAAAGGATATTGAACATGGCAGATCAGTTTGATATAGTGGATATCGTATATAATGCGGTTGAGCCGGCGAGTACGGGCTTTATCCTGTATAAGGATCAATCCGGCGATGGCGAGAAAAGAAATCATATCACGATCCGCTCTCTGGCCTTGAATGGGAAAGATTATGTCAACAAGGGATCGATAAATATCAATATCTTCGTCAAGAGACCCTCGAAAGGCGTATCGGATCGACAGTTGATGATAGAGACCGTACGAGGCGTGAGGTTCGTGTTGCGGGATATCAAGCCGCCGTTGGGGATGTATTGGAAATCTCGGATCGTCTGGTCTGAGCCTATGGGCGAGGCCAAGGATGGCTTCGATTGTACGAATATTAGATTAGAGGTTATAACAGAATTAGATTAGTGATATGGAAAGAAGTTTAGCGCTGGATGTGGCGTATTTAGGAGTTGCGGAACCCGGGGATGGCGTGGCCGGTACCGAGTTCACCCAATGCGTTGACGTGGATACGGTGACGTTCAATTTCTCGGACGCCAAGGAGCTTAGTTTTACGTCCATGGGACATGAGGATCCTTGGGCGGTGGTGAGTCGGAAAGGAGATCCTTCCAGTATAGAGTTCACTATCCCTTCTCCCACGAGCGACGAGATGAAAATGTTTTGCGGGGGAACCGTTTCCGGTGATAAATGGGAGGCTCCCTTGTCTACGCCCTCGATATTGAAGACGATCAGGCTACAGAGCCTGCCGTACCAAGGTAAGTTCACGGAATATGTCTTTGTCAAGTGCTCTGTGTTCGGGAAGATCAGCCAAGCCCCGGATAAGGAGAATTGCGATCTCTTATTGGTAAAGGCCACGATCATGACACCGGTATCTGCGGCTGGCAAACAAGCGTCTCCGTATAGCAGGGCGGTGAAGGCCGTATCGGAAGACACGGAATGATGTTTTTTGTTTAGGTTGTCTAGAGCCTCGGTTTTTGCCGGGGCTCTTATATTTTAGAGGAAAATGATTATGAATGCGGAAGGAATTAGAGAGATTGCTAAAATGCAGTGTTCGATTGATGGTTATTCATATTTTCTTAATAACTTATATCTAAAATTGATTTATCCCAATAAGGAAATAGCCTGTGTTTCTTCTGGTGATGATATTAGTGAAGCTATTTGGCAGGAGGTTGAGAAATTACAAAATCGATTAAAAGACTATGAGCGTAAAGCGAGCACTACAGATTGAGAGCGACGTGGTGACAAGTCGGTCAGTCGTGATTCCTTTCGAGTTCAAGCCGGAGACGATCCCGGCGGGTAAGAACGTTGGTGATAGTATCGTTATCACCCCGATCACGGTAAGGACCGGGTTTAGGATACGGCCGTTACTCTTGCGGATTGACAAGGCGGACAAGGATGCTATCGTGGCTCATAAGGATGTTACGTTTGATAGTGTACTGTCGGAGTTGATGGCGAAATATGACGAGTTGATCTTTGAGATCGTATGTTTGGGTATCCATAACAAGAAAGGGGACATGCCCGCTTGGTTCCGGGAGGTACTGAAGGATAATTGTACATGGGAAGACCTGTATATCCTTTTGAACGCTATTCTCTTTCGTCTGGGTTGTAACCCTTTTTCTCGTACTATCATAGCTTTGGAAGCTGTGAGCCCGTTAAGCGAAGAGGAGATAATAGCCCTTCAAGAAAACAACGAGACTTGGGTAGGTCGGAGCCGGTGACGCAAAGTAGCTTCATGTTCCTTGTACTATGTAACGAGGCGTTCGGGTATACGCATGAGCGGACATTGGACAGCGATCTGGCGCTTGTCATGTCCATGTTACGGGAACATGGTTACTTGGTGAACGACCGAAACAAATCACTGCTCGTGGACGATGATCAATCCGGGGATAATCATGGCGAGTGGGTCGAGGTAATCGATTTCGATACGGGAAAAAAGAAAAGGGTTCGAAGAATGAGCCCGGTATGATATATATTACTTTGCGTAGAGAACGTTTGTCATAGTGATTTTGGTTGTAAAAAAACCGACGAACCGTGAGGCTGGTCGGTTTTTGTTCTCTGTAAATGTGTCAAGATCTTCAGAGTGTCTGCTCGATAACCAGAGCGGTGTTTTCTAGCGAAAAGTAATTGGGTAACGCTCCGGATGGATTATGCTGTCAATCTCAAGATCCACATCAATTGCGTCCCAACGCAACGAATCCTCGTCCGGCATGGTCACGTCCAATACATCCGATACTTTTGCATTTCTGAACCAAGGGTATCTGTCATACGATAGATAATATTCCTTCCCTCCTACGAAAAGGAGGATACCGCGTGCATTAATCATTGTTACTCCCACAGGGGGTGTTCCATTCATTTTTTTATTATATCGAGGCCGGACAAGCTGCATGAGAATATTCGTTGATATCTATAAGATGGATATTCAAAACATCTTCAATATCAAAAAGAGTGCTGGTTGTAAAGTTGTGGTCTCCTCTTAACCATTTGGATATCTCAGAGGGACGTTTACACATTTTCTCGGCAAATTCCTTTTGGGATAGACCTTTCCTTTTGATACCTTCTGCAATTTTTACAGCAAGCATCATACGTCTTTCCATGTTCTTAGCTCTTTTCTTATCTATATTGCTAAGTACAGTGTCTAAAATAGATGTGTTATTCATATTTATTCCTCCTTCAATTTTAAATTACCTAAGAAAAAACCGTTATCATCGAGATGTATATCCTTGTTTTTGATGGCTTCTGATATGATTCTGGATATTCGAACCACTGTTTCAGCTTCTTTTTTTAAGGAAGAACTTTCTTGATAAGCTCTAATGTTTTTGGGCTTATATCCTCCACCTCCAACAATGATAGCAACGTTAGCAAATCGAATACAATAGATTCTTAATTTTTTGTCAGGACTATCAAATAGAGCGCAAACACCATCTCCCGGTTTCCCTTCATTTAGCTTGAAAAAGTGTTCGGCTGCCCCCGTTTTTGTAGCCATAATTTTCAACTTATATACGATATCTTCTATTTCGGTTGGATATCCAGAATAGTTGTTCTGAAGAAATTGTTCAAAAACGCTCTGATCCTCTTGATTGAGAATGACAGAATATATTTGAGTCTTCTTTCCTGACAGTTGCTTTATTTTGACAATCTCAAGTTCCA